TTTTTCTACGTACAGGTGTTCGGTGAGTTGTCCACTCCGGGGGCTCTGACTTGAGGGTAAACCGAGCAGGCTTGGCCGACGTCCTCGGCCGGTCGGAAAACACCATCACGAACTGGCTATCCGAGGGCATGCCCCGGGTGTCGGCCGGGGTGGTGCGCGGCAAGTCAGACGAGTACGACACGGCCGAGGTCATCCGCTGGCTGGTGGCGCGAGAGTCTGGCAGCAACGCCATCGGAGAGGACGGCGAGGTCATTAGCTTCGAGGCCGAGCGTGCCCGCCTCACGAAAGAGCAGGCCGACAAGGTCGCCATGGACAACGCGGTGAAGCGCGGCGACCTGATGTCGGTGACCGAAGTCGCCAAGCATTGGGCCGGCCTCGTGGTGAACGCGAAGACCCGCCTGCTGTCGATCCCGACCAAGGCCGCGCCGCTGGTGATCGGTGCGCGGTCCCTTCCTGTCGCTCGAGAGATCATCGAGCGCTTTGTCGTCGAGGCCCTGAATGAGCTCGTATCAGCAGACTTCCATCCTGATGGAGGCGGTGCGCCAGGCGTGGAAGCCGCCGCCGAAGTTGACGGTCAGCCAGTGGGCGGACCTGCACCGAAAGTTAAGCCCCGAGGCAAGCGCCGAGCCCGGGCAGTGGGCGACTGATCGGGCGCCGTTCCAGCGCGGGCTGATGGATGCGGTGAACGATCCGGCCATCACCGAGGTATGGGTGATGAAGTCCGCGCAGATCGGGTGGACCGAGGTGCTGAACAACATCGTCGGGTTCTTCATCGACCAAGACCCGGCGCCGATGCTGCTGATCCAGCCGACGCTCGAGATGGGTCACGCATGGTCGAAGGACCGTCTGGCCCCGATGCTGCGCGACTCGCCGCGGCTGCGTGACAAGGTGGCCGACCCGAAGTCAAAGGACAGCGGGAACACCATCCTGCACAAGACGTTCATGGGCGGGCACCTGACGATTGCCGGCGCGAACTCTGCCGCCGGGCTGGCATCGCGCCCGATCCGCATCGTGCTGTGCGACGAGGTCGACCGCTACCCGGTGTCGGCCGGCGCGGAGGGCGACCCGGTGTCGCTGGCCCGCAAGCGCACGACGACGTTCTGGAATCGCAAGCTGCTGGCCGGCTCGACCCCGACGATCAAGGGGCACTCCCGCATCGAGGCCGGATTCAACCAGGGCGACCAGCGCCGCTACTTCGTTCCGTGCCCGCACTGCGAGGCGATGCAGGTGCTGCGGTGGGCGAACGTCACGTGGCCGGACGGCCAGCCCGAGGAGGCGTGGTATGCCTGCGACTCGTGCGGGGCGGCGATCACCGACACCGACAAGCCGTGGATGCTGGCTCGCGGAGAGTGGCGCGCGACCGCGACACCGCAAAAGACCGGCGTGGCATCGTTCCACATCAACGAGCTCTACTCGCCCTGGGTGCCGTTCGGCCAGATGGCCGCCGCATTCTACGAAGCCAGGCACCTGCCGGACACGCTGCGCACGTGGGTGAACACGTCGCTCGGCGAGCCCGACGAGTTGAAGGGCGACACCGTTGACGAGGCCGGCCTGATGCAGCGGCGCGAGCACTACCCGGCCGAGGTTCCCGCCGGCGTTGTGCTGCTGACCTGCGGGGTGGACGTACAGGACAACCGCCTCGAGTTGGAGGTGGTCGGTCACGGCGAGGGGCAGGAGACGTGGTCGATTGCCTACAAGGTCATCGAGGGCGACCCCGGCCAGCACCCGTCGCACTCGCCGCTGTGGCAGCAGCTGGACCAGTACCTGACGCAGGACTTCGAGCATGAGCTCGGGTTCTCGATGCGGATCTCCGCGACCTGCATCGACACAGGCGGCCACAAGACCGACATGGTCTACGCCTTCTGCAAGCAGCGGTACGCCAGGCGCGTGTTCGCCATCAAAGGCGTGGGCGGGCAGGGCCGTCCGATTGTGAGCAAGCCGACGCGCAACAACGCGGCTGGTGTGCGCCTGTTTGCCATCGGCGTGGACACCGCGAAGGAGCGCATCTACTCGCGATTGAAGATCACCGAACCGGGGGCCGGCTACTGTCATTTTCCGGCGGAACGGGATGATGCGTTTTTCGCAATGCTGACCGCCGAGAAACTGGTCACCCGATACTACAAGGGGCAGCAGATCAGGAAGTGGGAGCCGAAGAACCCGCACCAGCGGAACGAGGCCCTCGACTGTCGCGTGTACGCGATTGCCGCGCTGGAGATTCTCGGCGTTGACCTCGACAAGGCGTCACGCCGGATGCAGAAGCGCGTCGAGGCGCGGCGCGAGTCGTCCGAAGAGGTGAAGCCGGAAGATCCGGCGCCTAGTCCTGTTGCGGCGCAGGCCGTGAAGCGAGCACCGCCGCGCCGCGGTGGGTGGGTTGGAGGCTGGAGGGGATAGATGGGGAACGCATTCGACTCGACGAACTACCCGACCGTCGAGCCGTCGGAGCTGGTGCTCGGTGACCGCTGGCTCTGGAAGCGCGCGGACCTTGCCGTCGACTACCCGACCGCCGACTACTCGCTGGCCTACACCGCTGACAAGCAGGGCGCCGGCTCGACGTCATTCAGCATCAACGCCACCGAGTCCAACGGGGAATACCTCGTCGAGGTGGTCAGCGCGACCACGGCCGGCTACACGGCCGGCACCTACAACTGGCAGGCCAAGATCACGCGCACCAGCGACAGCCAGGTGCTGTCCGTTGCGAAGGGCACGTGGACGGTCATCGCCAGCCTGTCGGCATCGACGGCCGATCCGCGCTCGCACGTGAAAAAGGTCCTCGACGCCATCGAGGCCGTGCTGGAAAGCCGGGCGACGGTTGACCAGATGGCCTACAGCATCCAAGGCCGCAGCCTGTCCCGCACGTCGATCCCAGACCTCCTGATGTTCCGCGACAAATACCGCGCGGAGTACCGGCGCGAACTGGACGCAGAGCGCGTGGCCAATGGTCTCGCCCCGAAGAACAAGTTGCTCGTGAGGTTCAAGTGATGCGCGAATTCCTTGCGCGCCTGGTCAATGAGGCCGACGGCTCCGACGTGGCCGTCCTGTTGGGCGGAATCCTGCTGACGGTGGGGGCGGCGCAAGCCTTCGCGCCGGCCGGCTACATGGTCCCCGGTGCGCTGCTGCTGTGGCTGGGGATGCGTGACTGATGGGCATCTTGAAGCGCCTGCGGCGCCAACCCGAAACAATTGCGGCCCCCTCCAAGCGCTCCGTCGATTACGCCGCCGCGGCGATCTCGCGGCTGACGGCCGGCTTCGCCAGTTACAGCCTGTCGGCGAATCAGGAGATATACCGGAACCTCCGCGTCCTGCGTGCTCGCTCGCGCGAGTTGGCGCGGGATAACGCGCACGCGAAGAAGTTCCTGCAGATGGTCGAGTCGAACGTCATCGGCCCGGACGGCATCATCCTGCAGAACAAGGCTGGCGACTTCGACGCGAAGGGCGCCTTCGTGCTGGACACGGTGGCCAACAACCAGATCGAGCGCGCGTGGCGTGATTGGGGCCGGCGCGGCACCTGCGAGGTCACGGCCCGGATGTCTCTGGCAGCCGTCCAGCGTCTCTACGTGCGCACGATGGCGCGCGACGGCGAGGTGCTGATCCGCCGGATCACCGACCCGAGGCGCAACCGGTACGGCTACACGCTGCAGTTCATCGACGTGGACCGGCTCGACGAGCGGTACAACGACGACCTGCCGAACGGCAACATCATCCGCATGAGCGTGGAGCTCAACCGGGAAGGCCGCGCAGTCGCCTACCACGTCCGCAACCGACACCCGGGCGAACACCTCCCGACCGGTGACATCGGCCTGGGTGAGCGCGAGCGCATCCCGGCGGACCAGATCATCCACGACTTCCTGATGGACCGCCCCGAGCAGATCAGGGGAGTGCCGTGGATGCATGCCGCCATGTTGCGCCTGTCGCACCTCGGCGCATTCGACGAGGCCGCGATCATTGCCGCCCGGATCGGCGCCGCGAAGATGGGCTTCTTCACGGCCGAGGACGGCGACATCAGCGGGATGTCGGACGGTGAGGACGAAGTCGGCAACCTGATGACCGAGGTTGACCCGGGCATGTTCGGCGTCCTGCCGAAGGGTTACGACTTCAAGGCCTTCGACCCGAAGTACCCGGAAGCAAACTACGACGGCTTCACGAAGGCCTGCCTGCGCGGCATCGCGTCCGGCTTCGGCGTCTCGTACAACTCCCTCGCGTCTGACCTTGAGGGCGTGTCCTATTCGTCGATCCGTCAGGGTGTGCTCGACGAGCGCGATGCGTGGAAGACCATCCAGGCTGTCGTCGTCGATGGTCTTATGCAGCCCGTGTTTGCTGACTGGCTGTCGGTCTCGCTGCTGCGCGGCGCGATTGGCACGCTGCCGGCGTCGAAGTTGTCGAAGTTCAAGGCCGACACGTGGCAGCCGCGCCGCTGGCAGTGGGTTGACCCGGCCAACGACATCGTGGCGGCGACCGCTGCGGTGGCGCTCGGCGTGAAGTCTCGCCGGCAGATTGCTGCCGAGCAAGGCGACGACCTCGACGACATCCTGCTCGAGTTGGAGCAGGAGCAGAATCGCATGGAAGAACTCGGCCTGACCGCGTCGTCCGAACCGGCCCCGACGATTGGCAACGAAGCCGAAGAGGACGCACCGGTGGAGAAGGGCGCGCAGGCCGACGTACAGAGTCAGGCGCTCAACGGCGCGCAACTGGCGTCCCTGCAGGCAATCGTTCAGGCGGTTGCTGACGGGACGCTGCCGAAGGACTCGGCGATCCAGTTGGTGATGATTGCCATCCCGACGATCACGCCCGAGCAGGCCGGCAAACTCATCAACCCGGCCGCATCGTTCAAGCCGAAAAAGCCGGAGCCAGAAAAGGCCCAAGCCTGATGCGAAAAACGCAAAGCGACACCGCCGATTGTCGGTGGTGTCATTTGCGGCATGAGCATCGACAAACTCACCCAGACCCGCGAAGCGATCCTTGAGGCCAGCCGCAAGGCGCCGCTTCGTCGTACCGCACTGTTCAAGCGTGAATCCATCGATCAGGAGTCGCGCACGGTGCGCGTGGCGTTCTCCAGCGAAGAGCCGGTCGAGCGCTACTTCGGGATCGAGATTCTCGACCACTCACCAAAATCTGTAGACCTCTCCCGTCTCATGGACGGTGGCCCCGGCCTCGTGGATCACGATCCGCGGGATCACGTGGCGACAATCGAGGAATGCTCCATCGACAGCGACCGGGTAGGTCGCGCAACGCTGCGCTTCGGGAGGAGCGAGCGGGCCGAGGAGATCTTCCAAGACGTCGTCGACGGAATCCGCAAGTGCATCTCGGTCGGCTACCAGATCCATCGAGTTGAGGTCGAGGACCCGGACGCGAAGACGCCGTCCTACCGGGCCACGCTGTGGGAGCCGTACGAGATCAGTTTCGTATCGATTCCCGCAGACACCTCGGTCGGCGTCGGCCGTTCCGAACCCGCCGTTGCGGAATCCGCCGCGCCGGCACCCCTGAATCCCGTTACGAGGAATGCACCCATGTCCGGTGACACCCCCGCTGCAACCCCGGCCGCTCCGGTAGACGTGAGCGCCATCGAAACCCGTGGCGCCAACCAGGCGCTTGCCCGCGTGAACGAACTGCTCGCCATGGGCGACCAGTACGCCGCGCACGGCGGCAAGGACCTCGCGGCGCAGGCCGTCCGCGACGGCAAGGACGTCCGCTGGCTGTCCGACGCCATCATGGCGCGCATGGCCGAGAAGTCCAACGCCAGCCCGGCCGCTCCCGACCTCGGCCTGAACGGCGGCGAGCAGAAGCGCTACAGCCTCGCCCGCGCCCTGAACGCGCTGGCCACCGGCAACTGGAAGGACGCCGGCTTCGAGCGTGAGTGCCACGAGGCCCTCGTGAAGCGCGACGGCGAAGGCAAGAACGGCGGCATCCTCGTCCCGTACGAGATCCAGAAGCGCCAGATGGCCAAGCGCGACATGAACACCGGCGCGAACGGTGGCGGCTACTTGGTCGAGACCGTGAACGATGCCGCGTCGTTCATCGACCTGCTGCGCAACCGCACCGTGGTCGGCGCCCTCGGCGCGACGATGCTGTCCGGCCTCAAGGGCAACATCACGATCCCGAAGCTGACCGCCGCGGGCACGGCCTACTGGCTGGCCAACGAGACGACCGCGATCACCGAAGCGAACCAGACCATCGGCCAGCTGGCGATGTCGCCGAAGAACGTCGGCGCCTACACGGAATACAGCCGGCAGCTGATGCTGCAGTCGAGCCCGGCCATCGACATGCTGATCATGAACGACCTGGCGCGCGTCATCGCCATCGCCATCGATCTGGCAGCCCTCGAAGGCAACGGCTCCGGCGCTCCGGTTGGCATCGCCAACACCTCCGGCATCGGCTCCGTCACCGGCGGCTCGCTGGCCTGGGCTGACATCCTCGAGTTCCAGAGCGATGTCGCTGCTGCCAACGCGCTGGCCGCCAACTGCGCCTACGTGACCACGCCGGCTGTTGCCGCGCTGCTGGCCGAGCGGGTGAAGTTCTCCAGCACCGCCAGCCCGATCTGGGAAGGCAGCCTGCTGGACGGCACGGTGGCCGGCTTCCGCGCTGCTGCGACCAACCAGCTGACCGCCGCGACGATGATCTTCGGCGACTTCTCGCAGGTGGTCATCGGCGAGTGGGGCACGCTGGAGTTGGCGATCAACCCGGTGGCGAACTTCGCCGCGGGCATCGTCGGCGTCCGCGCGTTCCAGACGGTCGACGTGGGCATCCGCTACGCCGGCGCGTTCAGCCGCGCGACCTCCATCACCTGATAAGCACCTCGGTCCGGCCCCCTTCGGGGGGCCGTTTTTTCGGGGAGTGGAGTAGCCATGCTGACCATGCAAAAGCAGCAGAAGGAAGTCACCGTTCGCGTGGTGCGACCCTTCTGCATCGATGGCGAGCCCGTCGCCGCCGACACTGTGATCACGCTCGACTCGGCGTTCGCGTCCGAGTTGATGACGGCGAACAAGGTAGTGGCAACCGACGAGAAGCCGCGCGGCCCGCGCAAGGCCGACAAGCCTGCGAAAGCCGACAAGCCCGCGAAGCCTGAAAAGGCCGAGAAGGCGAACAGCAACGAAAGTGGCAAGGAAGGGGAAACGAAATGAGCGCATCCGATGTTCGAAGCGTGAGCCCGGTGGTCCTGCTGGCTCCGATTGACTGCGCCGACACTTCAGCCGCCACCGGCTCCTGGGTCGATGTCCGCACCTACGAAGGCGACGTTGCCGTTATCCAGACGGTTGGCGTGGTCACTGCCGGCACCATCGTCGGCAAGATCCAGCACGCCAGCGATGGCAGCGGCACCGGTGCTGCTGACCTGACGGGCGCCGCGTTCTCGTCGGTCGGCACGTCCACCGACAACAGCGTGCAGAAGATCGCCTTCAAGGCCAGCGAGACGATGGGCTACGTCCGGTATGTGGGCACCATCACGACCGGCCCGGCGCTTGTTGGCGCCACCCTGCTGGCTCGTCTCGACACGGTGTGAGCGTGACACGTGGCATTCACCGAGGACCTGACGCAGTTCTTCGATACTGACGACTTCGGAGTCGCGGCCACCATTGGCGCGGCGACGGTCAACGGGATCTTCGAGAACCAGTTCCTCGGTGCGCCAGGTGAGGCGCCCGTCGCCGGCACTGCTCCGACGTTCACCTGCCGCACGACTGACGTCTCGTCGGTCGTGTCCGGCACTTCCACTGCCGTGATTAACTCCGTGACCTACACGGTTGTCGGCATTCACCCGGATGGCACGGGCGTCACCACGCTGATCTTGAGGCGGTAATGGCCGACCATCGGGCGGAGAACATCATCGCCGCCGTCGTGACGGCCGTGACCGGTCTCACCACGACCGGCGCTCGCGTGTACCGCGGTCGCCGCTACGAGTTGGACGTGGATGCGTCCCCATCCCTTTGCGTCTACCTCGGCCCCGACCTTCCGTTGAGCGGCCCCGGCGATTCGCCGCTGGCGTATCAGGACAGCGAGTTGACCGTCTACATCGAGGGCGTCGTGAAGGACAGCACGACCGCGGTGGCGACGACGCTGAATCAGATCAGGCACGAGGTCGCTGTGGCGCTGAACGCCGACCACACGCAGGGGCTGGCCTACGTGCACAACACGACCGAGGGCGAGACGCTTCTCGACATCGGCGTGGAGACTGACAAGCCTGTCGGGCGGATGCGCACCGCCTGGCTGTTCCTGTACCGCCGTCAGCGATACGTGGCCTGACCATGGCAGACCATCGCGCCGAGGACATCGTCACCACCATCGTGACGCAACTCACCGGCCTGGCTACGACCGGATCGCGTGTGTTCCGCGACCGCGAATACGAACTGTCCGAGGCGGAACTGCCGGCGCTGCTGGTCTACATGGTCTCGGACAATCCCCGGCAGCCGTCGATTCTCGCGGCGCCCGGCCTGCTGGACTGCGAGTTGCGCCTGATTGTCGAGGCGGTCGTGAAGTCGTCGGCCGCGCAGGTCGACACCACGCTGAACCAGATCCGCTATGAAGTCTCGCAGGCGCTCCACGACGACGTGACGCAGGGCCTGACGTACGTCATGCACACGGTCGAGGGCATGGCCGTGCCAGAACTGCAGCCGGACGTGGACCAGATGGTCGGCCGGCTGCGGATGGACTGGACGGTTCTTTATCGCAGGACTCTAGCGTCTCCGACTCCGCCAGGCCCCATCAGTTGCGCCTACCCGCTGGATATGCAGCAGGTAGAGTCTTCATACCCACTGATGGCCATGTCGAATAGCGACACGACCGGCACCATCACGATGGAAGGCGATCTGGTCTCCACGGTGATTTACGTCGCTGCGCCTACCGGTGCGTTCGTTGGATCTGCGGCAGAGTTTGACTTCACGTCAGGCAAGAAGGCGGTCGGGTTCCTATTCGACGTTGATGCGGCGGTTGATGCAAGCACCCCAGCAGAAGTTGCCTACGAGATTGACGGGTCGGCACTCGACTTCGGTCTGTCGCCACTTGCCGTGATCCGCGTTTCTGCAATGCGTGACGGGACTTTCCGCGTGACGGTGCTGCGCGCCGGTTTCGCGGTTGTTCACACGACTTCGGGCCTTGCAACCTGCCCGGCGTGGGGGGTTCTTGTCCTTGATGGTGATGCCGGGACATTCCGCGCATACCTGCCGTCAGGAGAGTTGTCGCTCTCCGCGAACACCTTTACGCCATCCAGCGCCATCGTGATTCTCTCTGGAAGTGAGCGCGGTGTATCAGACGCCGGCAATGCTGGCAGGACAGCCTCGGCAACCTCGGTGACGCAGGCGGAAGATATTCCAGGCACCGGCTATGCGGTTGGGGTAACCGACCCGTGTGGGAACATCATCTGACTGATGCAGAAAACGCAATGCCCCGGCTGTGATGTGGCGGGGAAAATGAACCAGCCGCGCGCCGCGCGCAGGAGAACGTCATGCTGAAAATCCGCACCCTGATGCTGGCCGAGACCGAGGTCAGCTACAACACGGACCCGACCCCGACCGGCGGCTCGAACGCCATCCTCGTGGAGAACCTGCAGTGGTCGCACGAGGCCGTCCGCCGTCACGAGCGCCCCGGCGTGAAGCCGACCATGGCGCCGCTCAAGAGCCTGCACGGCGGCTCGCTGATCGGCCTGACCTTCGACGTGGAGATCAAGGGCTCCGGCTCTGCCGGCACTGCCCCGGAGTATGGCCCGCTGCTGCAGGCCTGCGGCTTCGAGGAGACCATCGTCGCGTCCACCTCGGTGACCTACACCCCGACGTCCGATCCGTCCGAGCACAAGTCGGTCACGATCTACGTATACGAGGACGGCACGCTCTACAAGGTCACCGGCTGCCGCGGCTCGTTCACCATCGACCTGACCACCGGCGCCGCCGGCAAGTTGTCGTTCAAGATGACCGGCCACCTGTACGCGAAGAGCGACACGTCGATGGCGTCCCCGACGTTCTCGTCGGTTGTTCCGCCGGTGTGCCTGGGTGCGTCGTTCGCGGTCGACTCCTACTCCGCGATCATCAGCAAGCTGGCCATCGATCCGGGCATCACGGTTGCCACGCCTGACAACCTGTCGGCCTCCGACGGTTACGGCGAGATCCGCATCACCGGCATGGCGCCGACGTTCACCATCGATCCCGAGCAGACGGTTCTGGCGACCTACGACTGGATCGCCAACTGGCAGGACAACAGCACGGGCGCGATGACGACCGGCACCATCGGCAGCACGGCGGGCAACCGGTACACGATCACGGCCCCGGCTGCGGTCTACACCGAGATCACCAACGGCGACCGCAACGGCATCCTCACGCGCGAAGTGAAGGGCATGCTGGTCGATACGACCGGGGACAACTTCTTGGCCATTGCGTACACCTGACCGGAGCCACCATGGCACTGCGCGCCGCATCACCGTTTGCCCCCTTCTGGTTTACGCCGGAAGGGCAGGAAGGCGAGCCGACCCGCTTCCAGATTCGCGGACTGACCGGCATCGAATTGAGCGAGGTCAACTCGGAAGCGAAACCCGACATCGAGAACAAGTCGATGAAGTTCGGCGCCGCCGCGATGCGCGCCGCGCTGGGCTACGCGCTGTCGGGCTGGGAGAACTTCCTCGACACCGATGGCAACCCGCTGCCGTTCGGTGCTGACCGAGCGGCGAACATCAGCCGGCTGCCGTTTGAGGTGATCGGCCAGTTGTTCGCGGAGATCCTCAAGGCCTCGAACGTCGGCGGGGAACAGGCAAAAAACTGACCATCGCGGTGGTGGTGGCGCACAACCGCGAGAGCTTCAACTGCCAGAACTGCCGGTTCCACCGGCACTGCGACGACAGCAACCCGGCGCCGTTCCCGATGTGGGTGATCCCCGAGATCGGGCTGGAGAGCAGGACCTGCCTGCTGCCGCAGGTGACCGAGGAGGCGCGCGACATGCTGCACCTGTACCGCCACTACAAGAACGGATACCTGCCGCGAGCTGGCGGGATTCTCGACCAGCCGGCGGTGTTCATGGAGTCGATGGCGCTGATCGACGCGGTCGTGTCGCGCGAAAAGGCGAAGGGGGATTGATCGATGGCCATCCGTGAAGAGGCCGCCACGTTCGTCATGTCCGCATCGGACGAAACTGCCCGCGCTTTCAACTCCGTCAACAACCGGATCAAGGAAGTCTCCAGCAACACCGAAGCCATCGCCAAGGTGTCGAAGGTAGGCTTCGCCCTATTCGTCGGTGGCGAGTTGCTGGAGGGCGTGCGCAAGCTGGGCCGGGCGATGTTCGACGTGAACAATGCCACCAACAAGATCGACGCCCAGCGACTCCAGGGCATGCACAACGCGATGGAGAAGGCGCAGGCGTCCTTTGCCGGCGTGGCCGCGACCATCGGGTCGAAACTGGCCCCGATCCTTGAGGCCGTGGCGAACTGGTTTGTGAAGCTGATCGGCGACGGGGAGGGCTTCAAGGAATCATTCAACGCCGTATTCGCCGGCTTGGTGCGCGCCGTCGGGGTGTTTGCTGACGCATGGCGCGGCATCGAGGTGGTGTGGGAGGGGCTCAAGCTGTCCTTCCACGGCTTCCGACTTGCCGTCGTCACCGGAATGCAGGCACTCGATAAGATTCTTGTGGACGTATCGAACAAAATACCAGGCGTGCATCTTAAATATAGCGAGTCGCTCAAGGGGGCTGCTGCCGGTGCGCGTGAATCTGTTGATCAGGCAAAAGCGAAAATTCATGAGCTGATGATGAAGCCCCTGCCGTCGGCGATGATGCAGGACGCTGTGGCGCAGTTCGACAAGATGACCGGCGCCGCGGTGAAGTTGACGAAGGAGCAGCAGAAGGCGCGCGACGAGGCGGCCAAGTCATTGGCGAAAGCCCGCGAGCAGCAGGAGAAGGAGCAGGACGATCTGCTCAATTCATCGTTCGACAAGATTCAGAAGGAGAACGATCAACTGGCCCGGTTCAACGAGCAGAAGGCCGCATTGCAGGCTGACGCCGACAGCAAGGCGCAGGCCGACCGCGTGAAGGATATGGGCCAGTTCGCGTGGATGGAGAAGATCAAAACCGACCTCGCGGTCAAGTCGATGAAGGGCCGTATTTCTGCCGCGCAGGGGTTGCTCGGCATGGCTGCCAACCTGATGCAGTCAGACCGCAAGAAGGAATTCGAGTTCGGCAAGAAGGCCGCCATCGCAAACGCCTACGTGGAGATGTTCAAGGGCATCGCGATGGCGTGGGGATATGGCCCGGTTCTTGGAACCATCTACGCGGCGCTCGTCTACAAGAACGCGATGATGAACATCCGGCAGTTGAAGTCGCAGCAGTTTGCCGGCGGCGGCGCGGCCAACGTCGGCGCGACGGCCGTGATGCCGGTGGATTCGACCGGCACACCGACAGGAAGCCCGGCCGTGCAGGAGGCGCCGATGCTGCCGCAGTCGTCCAGCTCAGGCGGCCCGGCGCGCCAGGTATTCCTCACCGTGCAGTCCGACTCCGGCATGGTCTCGATGGAGTGGGTGCGCAACCAGTTGGCGCCCGTGATGAATGAAGCAGCCGGCGACGGCGTGAAGTTTGTGGTGACGTGATGGCGACCGACTACCCAAAGTGCTTGTTCGACTCCCGCCTCGACGACGGCACCCCTGCCGCCTCGACGACGGCGACCGGCTACGACGTGCTCAACCTGCGCGATTGGCGCCCGTACACCGCGTGGCAGCCGACCGCTCTGCCGGCGACGGTGACGGTGGACTGCGGCAGCGCGCAGGCGGCGGACTATTGGGTCATCTACGGCCACGACCTCTACACGCAGGGCTGCACCATCGAACTGCGCGGCAGCACGGACAACTTCGCGGCGAGCAACGTCCTCGTCGATACGGTCACGCCAAGCAGCAATGACGCCTTCGTGCGGCACTTCGCCAGCGTGTCCTACCGGTACTGGCGCCTGCGCATCACCGGCGGCGCGACGATGCCGAGCATCAAGATCGCGGCGATGGGCGTGGCCTTCGATATTCCCATGTACCTGTCCAGCGGCTTCGACCCGCTGGGCCGTGATCCGATGGGCGTCCTCAACCGCAGCGAGGCCGGGCACCCGCTCGGCAGGACCGTGCAGTGGGAGCGCTGGTCGCAGCGGCTGCAGTTCGAGCACCTCACGTGGACGTGGCTGCGCACATCGTGGGTCGATGCGTGGGAGGACCACATCCGCGACGACCCGTTCATCTTCCAGTGGGACCAGAGCGGGCACGCCAGCGAGATTTACCTGGTCAACGTGGAGGGCGGCTTTGACGCGCCGCACGTCCCCGGCGGGTATTGCACGCTGTCGTTCTCGGTGTCCGGCGTGGTGGTATGAGCGACTTCTCGCGCATCCCCGTCTTCACGCTGGACATTGACCTGCCGTGGTGCGGCAACACCTACGGGGTCGCGCCCTGCACGGCGTCCGGCCCGTCGGGGAGCGAGTGCTACCACTCCTACCGTACCTGTCAGGACAAGGCCAACTTCGACAAGACGGCCAAGACGGTTTCACTGTGCACGCCCGGAGCCCCGCTGCCGGCTGACGTGCAGTCGCGCCCGTACATCAAGAAGGACGGCGTGCAGTTGTCGCCCACGGAGATCGACCCCTACAAGGGCCTCGCGGTGCGCGCGTCCGCCACGGTGGCGTGTCAGGACGAGCCGTGCCCGGATCATGAGTTCGACCCGTATCACGCGACCCGCGCCTCGGTTGCGGGCGGTTCCTTCTGGTCTCGATTGCTGGCCCGGTTCCCGTACAGCAACCTGCCGGCACGGTTGAAGCGCGCCTACTTCACCGACGGCTGGGATGCTGGCGACTTCACCACCGAACACTACATCATCGAGTCGATCACCGGCCCCGACTCGAGCGGCAACGTCCAGATCAAGATGAAGGACCTGCTGCAGCTGTCCACGAAAAAACTCGTGCCAGCCCCGACGCCGGGCAAGTTGGCCGCGGTCCTCGGCACCAACGACCTGTCGATGACGCTGGAGACCGGCAACGGGGCCTACTACGCGGCCTCCGGCTATGTCCGGGTCGGCGACCAGGTCATCCGCTACACCAGCAACGCCGGCGACGTGCTGTCATGGCCCGACTCTACCTACCGCAGCCAGTTCGGCACGACGGCGGTCGAGCAGGCCATTGGTGACGGGGTTCAGCAATGCAAGGTCTACAACAGCGGCGAGCGCGTGCACGAGGTCATTCAGGACCTGTGCAACGAGTCCGGCATCGATGACGCAAACATCGATCTGGCCGGCAACGAGGCTGACGATGACCAGTGGCTCGGCGTGCGGTATGAGCTCAATGACTGCTGCCTATCCGAGCCGACGCAGGTTTCCGTCTACCTCGAGGAGTTGGGCCAGCAGACCGGCGGGGCCATCTGGCTCGACCCAGAAGCGCAGAAGGTCAAGTACCGCTACATCGGCCCGCAGTCTCCGGCGGCACTCGTCGGCAGCACACTGACACGCACGGCTAACCTGATCGACGGGCAGACCCGAATCCAGCCGCAGGATGGCCTGCGCCTCACCCGGGCGGCGGTCTACTACAGCCTCGTCACCGCCACCTCGAACACGCGCGAGGGGAAGAACTACCTCCGGCCGGCGCTGTTCATCGATGCCGATGCCGAGAGCGACAACGAGTACGGCGACGTCCGCGACCAGGTGATCTACTCGCGCTGGTTCACGGCCGACAACGATCTGGCCATGCAGGGCTTCATTGCCCGCCGGGTTGGGCGTTACCGGGATGTGCCGCGGAACATCGAGTGCAAGGTGGACCCGAAGGACGCCGCGGTGCGCGAGGGCGACCTCTACGACGTCACGACCGCGCAACTGGTTGCTGCTGATGGATCGACGCAGGCGGTCAGGTGTCTGGTGGTCAAACGGAAGGACAACGGCAACGGCGTGGACCTGACGCTGCAGACGACGAACTTCACCCGCCGCTACGGGTTCATCGCGCCGAACGGCACGAGCGACTACCCGGGCAACGACGGCTACGCCTGCATCTGCCTGAACACCGGCAAGTTCTCCGATGGGTCTGACGGGTATCGCATCATCTGATGCGGAAAACGCAAAGCCCGCCCAAGGGCTTGGCATCAGACAATCGCTCGCATGAGCGAGCACACCATCCCGAGCAATGCGGTCATCCCGTGCCCTGCGCTGACGTTCCGCAGCCGGTTCGCTTCGGCGTGCGGTTCGTGCGATCACTTCCGCGGCGTGATCGAGGTGATCAGGAACGCCCGCGAAGGCACGCCGAGCAACGAGCGCTACCGCATCGCCTGCGCGCACCCGGTGGCTCGCCGGTTTGAACTCGTAGAGGGAGCCGCCAATGCCGGCGCCGAGTAAGAACTTCACCACCATCCCCGACTCGGACATCGACCCGGAGTCGCCGATCACGACTGGCCTGATGACCTCGTATCGGGACAACGACATTCACCTCGAGGAATGGCTCGGCGGCAGTTACACGGCGGCGGTCGATCACGACCACGACGGCGTGAACTCGAAACTGCTGCCGGGGAACATCTTCGGCAACTTGTATGCCTGGAATAATTTCGCGTGAGGTAGGCAATGGCAACGGCTCCACAATTCGTCACCACCCCGAACAAGGGGACACCGGGCAGCCTGACTGCCGCCAACACTGCTCTGGATGGCACCGGTGCGACCGGTCGCGTGCTGATCTTCACGGCTGGCGCAAGCGGCGCGGTACTTCCCGAGATTCGATTTGCTCACCTCGGAACGAACATCGCCACATTGTGCCGTGTGTTCCGCAACAACGGGTCAGACCCGGAGGTCGCTGGGAACAATGCGCTGATCCACGACATCGAGATCGCTGCGAACACGACCAGCAGCACGGCATCGGCGATATTCCCGCGGATTTCCACGAACCTTGTCCTCGGTGCCGGAGAGCGTATCTATGTGACGCTGGCCACGGCAGTCGCAGCAGGCATCAAGATCACGCCGATCAACGGTGGTGATCTCTGATGACGACGGCTCGCGGGCCTCGCGGGTTTCCGGTTGCCATCACTGGCACCGACGTCATCCTGTCGCGCGACTATTTTGTCGGCGGCGTGACGACGCGCTGGCATAAACCGCCCGTCGATGACCCAGCGCGTGCGTGTG